CCTTTAGTGAAGAAAAATTTCAAAAGTTTATTATAGATCAACAACTTTCCGTCACAAAAGCAAATATTTTGTATACACAAAAGACAAAGGGAATAGTTCCAAAGCTAATTGATAAACTTTATACCGAAAGAATTGCAGCAAAGGGTAAAATGTTGGATGCAGAAAAGAAATTAAAAAAATCTAAAGATGAAAATGAAAAAAGAATTTTAGAAAGCGAGGTAATTGATAACTATACGTTGCAAAATGTGTATAAAACACTTCTTAATTCTATCTATGGTGTATTTTCGAACATATATTCTCCACTTTTTGATATTCAACATGCAGAAAGTGTTACTTTAACTGGTCAAGCAGTAGTTAAAACTGGAGCAAAAATAGTTCATGACTATGCGAAAAGCAAAGGATTTGAGGGAGAACTCAATGATATATGTGTATACTCTGATACTGATAGTATATATTTTAGTTTTAGTAAATTATTTGCCAAAAATAATATTATTTTATCAAAAGACAATGAAATTACTCCCGAAGCATCAGAAATGATTAAGGAAATTGGTGAAGTACTCAATACGGAAATTAATAATTGGGCAAAGAGAGAATTAAATACTGTAGACCCAAGATATTTCTTTAAAAGAGAAAAGATTTGTGATGCTGCGTTGCTTCAGGCGAAGAAATATTACATTCTTCATATTTTAGATAGTGAAGGAATTCCAACCGATGAGTTTTTGTATAAGGGCATTGAAATAGCAACATCAAAAATTTCAAAAGAGATTAAAGAAATGCTTAAAAAAGTTGTCGAGTCTGCAATTATTTCCAAGGATCGAAAGAAAGCTGTTTCATTATTTCAACAAAGTTATGAAGACTTTTGTAAACTTCCTGTTGATGCCATTTCTACTAGAAAAAAGGTAAACAATTATAAGAAATACGAAGATATGGTTACGGTGAAACCATCTGATTCGAAAGATTTGTTTTTCTTATTTGATGAAGATCAACAAGAGGAGCAAGAAAGCAGTATTACTGTTGGTAAGAAGACACCAGGTCATACGAAAGCTGCTATTCATTTCAACACACTCCTTGAAAAATTAAATATAACAAACAAGTATCACTCAATTCAAACAGGTTCTACTATTAAGGTGTTTTATTGTGAAAAAAATAAATTTAATTATGATGTTTTTGCGTATAATGATGAATTACCATTAGAAGTTCAAGAATATATTAAACCAGACTACAAAATAATGTTTGAAAAAAACTTCATGCCAGTTGTAACCAGAATTTTTGAGATTATTGGTTGGCCTACACCAGAAATTGGTTGTGAAGAATACAACGATTTAATTTCTTTATTTTCATGAAAACAAAACTAGTATCAATAACTAAACCCGAAATAGAAGGCTTAACAACCGCAGAAGATTTAATATCTTATTGTGCAAGAGTTTCAAATCCATCTAATCAGATGAATACAGAAACCGCACCAAAGCTTCTTGCGTATTTAATCAAACACAAACACTGGTCGCCAATGGAAATGGCAAGTATGACCATAGAAATCAAAACATCTCGTGAAATTGCATGCGCAATTAAAGATATCTTTAAAGATCAGTTTCCAAATATATCAAAAGCACTAGGATGGGTTATTTGAATTCCAATGTTGTCGAAAATTTGTTAATGGTGCAATTAAATTATCAACTTCTGAATCAGAAAGTTTTTTTAAATCAATGTCTCCTGTTTTTTTAACATGAGCTTCTCTTGATTTTTTTTCTTTGATTTCTTCAATTTTTTTTCTTACAAAATTATTTAATTCATATTCTGACAAGTTAGGATCATTGTATTCATCATCAGATATTCTAATCTCTGGATAGTCTTTATGATACCACTCATTATTCATTCTATGAAATTTAAAATCATTTTTCATTATTTTATATTTACCCACTTGAATTAGTTATAAAGTATGTTAAATTTATTATATGACAACAACAAACTTATCATTAACAGTAATTCTAGATTCAGTTGGTCGCACCATTCTTGGTGAGACTGCAACTTCCAGTGATTCAACCAAGCTATCAATCAAGAACCCAGTTGTTCTTCATGTAATTCCTGCTGACGCACAAGGTAAGATGTCGGTTCAGTTATTACCATTGTTTTTCAGAGAATTTTTGGGTGACAAGTCAGGTGATGTAACAGTAAATTATGATCTTTCTCGTATTAGTACAACCGATATTGATGCTCTTGATTTCAGACTTCAGGCTCAGTATGCTCAAATGTTTAATAAGGCAAGTAACTTTGTACCACAATCTCAACCAGAAACAAAACCAGAAGTAATTTCATTATTTGACGAGTAATAATGTAAAAAAAAATAAACCCCTTAAAACCCATAATAGTATTTGACTATTATGGGTTTTTTGTTATTATATATTATATGGCTAAAAAGAAAAACGACGAAGAAATTGAAAATAAAAGTGGAAGTATTGATGATGCATTTAAGGTATTATCAGATCTTAATCCAGAGGCAGCTTTTTTAGATGATAATAGTTTATCTTCAGTATCAGATTGGATTGATACTGGATCTTATGCATTAAATGCAATCATATCTGGTTCTCTTTATGGAGGAATTCCAATGGGAAGATTAACTGGTTTCGTGGGACCTGAATCTTGTGGAAAAACATTGATGGTAAACAAAATTATGGCTAATGCACAAAATAAAAAGGGTATGCACGTTGCATATTTTGATACAGAAGGTGCATTAGATCAAAATACAGCAGAAAGACTTGGGTGTGATACTTCAAAAATCAAACATGTACCTAGTGAAGTTACAGAAGATTGTAGAAATCAAATTGTAAAGTTCCTTGATATAGTAATTGAAAAGGGATTACAAGGAAAAGTTCTTCTTGCTATTGATTCTTTGGGTAATTTGATTACCGCTCAAGAAAAAAAGAAAATTCAAGAAGGTTCTGATACACCTGATATGGGAAATAGAGCAAAAGCTCTTAAATCCATGATGAGAGCAATTACACATGCTGCTGCAAAGGCAAATTGTCCTGTTGTTTTCACCAATCATATTTATGATGATCCATCACAGATGCATCCATCAGCAATTAAGAAGCAAGCAGGTGGAAGTGGTCCCCTTTATATGGCTTCTGTAATTGTTCAAATGGCAAAGAAGGCAGAAAGATCAGAGGATAGTAAGAACAAAGATTCAAACACCGAAACAACTTTACTCTCAAAGGGTATTAATGGCTTAACATTAAGAGCATTAACTACAAAAAATCGTTTTGTTACTCCGTTTTTGGAGATTGAAATGTATTTGAACTTTAGAACTGGATTAAACAAGTATTCTGGACTAGTTGAAATGGCAGAAGGTTATGGTGTTATTGAAAAAAATGGTCATAGATTTGTTTTTAATGGAGAAAATCTTGGATTTTTTAAAGAATGGAAAGATAATGATGAAATTTGGGCAAAAATTATGCCTGAATTAGAGAAAAAACTTCAACATGGTCTTTCGTTTAAAAATGAATCAGACGTATCTGGACAAATTGATAAAGAGGCGTAAATAAAAACATGATAACTACAAGTACAAAGGAAATTATTAGTGGAACTGAAGAAGAACTTCTTGAATTTTTTAAAAAGAAGTATGATTTAGTAGAAAGAGAAATAGCAGATGTTGCTGACCTTTTAGAAAAAGCTGAAAGAGTGCAAAGAGAAGCGGAAGAAGTTGTTAAAGTTTCAGAACAATCCGCTTCAAACCAAAATAAACCTGTTCAAGTTGGTAATAAAGTTACCAAAGGAATTAGTAATTTGTTTGGCGGTACAAGTTGGGGAAAATAAAATTAATTATGGGTTGCTTTTGTGTGAGAAGCAACCTATAATAGTTTAATGGTAGCAAAACAGATTTCTTTAGATCATGATGAGTATGAGAAGATCATCATGTATAATTCGATTATGGATGTCTCATATCTTGAGATGATTATCGAATACATAAAACCATCTTTCTTTAAAGATAAAGAAATAAAAACAGTTTTTACGGTAGTAAATTCTTATTATCAAGAGTTTCAAAAGTCTCCAAATGTAACGGAGATCAAAGCACATTTAGTTTCCGAAGAAGATAAACAATCTTTAAAGAAAGTTATCTTATCTTTTAATAATATTGATAAAGAATATGATAAGGAAGTCTTAATAAAGAATACAGAAAGATGGTTGAGAGAAAAGGCAATATTAAATACCTATTTTAATACTTCTGCTGAAGTTCAAAGTGGTG